ATTCTCTCGTGTGGGTTCTACTACTGCTCCTTCTATTGTTGCAGATGCTCATTATGTTCTTGAAAATCTAAAACTAACTTGTGAGATTGCTGATATTCCTGCTGATCAAGTTTCATCTATGTCCCAGCAGTCAGGAGCTATGGAGTTTAATACAATTACATCTCTCTATACTGCTATTAATAGTGCTAATGCCCAACTTCAATATTCTCTTGGATTATCCAAGGTTCAAAGTGCTTTCATGACTTTCTGTCCATCACGGAATATTAATACACTTACTCAAAATGGACTTTCTACAACTTATCCTTCGAATAGTGATAATAGTTTAGTTCATTTTAATCGTATTCAGTTCCTTCGTGGTGGTGTCAAATATCCTATGGATTTTGATATTACTACTAATGCTTCTATTAGTGAAAATGCAGGAACTCTTCTGGCTGACAGCCAACTTGCTAAACAATTTGTAAGTGCTATTATTCCAGAAAAGGCTACTGATAGGTCTTCGGTTAGTGTAGTTAATCTTAATAGAAATTATACTATGGATATTACAAGTGCCGATGTTCCCAAGTATAGTGAAATAGCTGATGGTGGAGCTCTCTTCGGTGTAGGGGTTCGATATAGTCAATTTAACGGAGGACAGGATTTCAAGGATCAACAATTCGGTGTGTCTCTTGAAAGTGATTTAACAAGTGATAATCCCCAGTCTGTATTCATCTTTGTAAAGGCGAAAGCATCATTAGTGTATTCTCCTAATGGGGTTCAGTTAATTCAGTAAAATATGGAAATGATTTTCTATTTAAAGTATAGATAATAATATATATTATACTATAATATGGCTGGTTTTCATACAAAAACATTTTTAAAAGATGATGAATATTATACTCCTAAATATGCTTGGGAAAATATACAACAATATATTCCAAAAGATAAAATAATATGGGAAGCTTTCAAGGGTGATGGCGGTTCATATAATCATTTACAAGATTTAGGATTTAATGTTATATGTAATGATAATGATTTTTTTGAAAGTAATGAAGGAGAGATAATTGTTAGTAATCCTCCATTTAGTAAATGTAAATCAATAATGCCTCGATTAAAAGAATTAGATAAACCTTTTATTTTGATAATGCCTTCAAGTAAAATAAATACAAGTTATTTCAGGGAGAACTTTAAAAATAGTGATAGTCAATTACAAATAATTATTCCAAGAAAAAGAATACAATTTATTAAAAATGGAGAACAAACTAAATCTTGCAACTTTGATTGCTTTTATTATTGTTATAAAATGAAACTTCCAAGAGATATAATATGGCTGGAATAATCTTAAAAATAAAATATATACTATAATATAAATGGATATTGAAGACTGGGAAGAAGTTATAAGTTTTTATGCAAAAAGAGGAGATGTCGATACTATACATGAAATAAGAAGATTATTAAAAAAAATAACTGATGAGTTTATTAATCAAATAGAAGATCCTGATTATTCAACAGAAGAGAGTGTATCAAGTGAAGAAGAATTAGAATATGAAGAGGAGCTAATATCCGTGAAGATGGATGGAGATTTTTTATATTGTGAATAATTCTCAAAATTAAATATTGTAAATTACAATAATCTTAAACTATTTAAGGGTTCATCGTTATATAGTAGTATAACAAATAAAAATATGGCTCCGTCAATCTTCTCTGGACTGCCTAATGACCTCATCATCAACATCATCAAGATTAACACTATTAAGATGAATATTGAAAAGGAGGAAATAAAAAATAAATTAAAATTATGTATGGATAAAATAGAAAATGTTCCATTTACTTATTGTCCTAATTATGACCCAGAATATCATAAAGACAAATCAGTATTTTATAAAGTAGCAAGTGAGTTCTGGAAATCATACAAGTATGAAATAGATACAGATGAAGATGAGAGTGATGAAGATGATAATGAGGATTATGCATTAATTCCAGATACAGATACAGATGAAAATTAACTTTTTTTTTATAAATATTCTTTTCTATACATTTAAGATTTATTTTTTTATTTATGTTATATATAAAATATTATATATAATATAAAATGAGTGAAGCTAAACCCATGAGTTCTCCTGATGACCCTAAACCTGTTTCACAGGGAGGAGGTATTCCTGACTTTATTAGACTTGGTGAAATTGGTTCAACTGGAATGATGAAAGTTGAAACAGACCTATTAGAGCCTGTAATTTTAAATGATCCTTCAAGTTCTTCGGTAGATGGTTTTGTTCGATTTACTCTACAAAATAAGGGATTTCTTCATAGTAATTCTAAATTGTTTGTATCTCTAACACCTGCAAGTGCTCGTGCTGGTGTCAATCTTGCTACTGGAATTGGACAGGTTATTAAAAAGGCTGTTCTTAAAGTTGGTAATCAAACCCTAAATGAAATTAGTGATTGGTCATATTTACATCAAATTAAATCATCTCTTATCTCTGGTGAAGTGCAGAGGGAAAGGGAACAATATTTAACTGGTCGTTGTATGGATCATGAGTTCCTATATACTGAAACTGGCGGAGCATCAACTAATAACAATCTGGCTGGGACTTATGGTTTGTGTAATGGTCGAGAATATACTGGTGGAGATGCAGGACTTCTTATGCAACCCTTTTCTGTAATGGATAATACAAGTGCTTCTACTATTGCTCAAAGTCCAGTTTATCAAATTGATTTAAGTGATTTATTCCCATTTCTAAAACAACATCAACTTCCATTATATATGTTTCATGAACCCATTAATATTGAGCTGACCCTTGCTCCATCTATTAATCATCGTAATTTCAGTAGTGCTGGAAGTGTAGGCGGAGGAGCTTTCCTACTTGATAGAAATGAATTGAAGTTCTGTGCAGATTATCTATATTTTGGTGATGGTAGTGAAATGAGTGATTATGCTGAAAAGAATAAGGATTTATCATTTAGTTTCCCTGATTATCGTCTCGCCGTATCTTCGGTTAGTCAAGTATCTATGAGGAATATTGTAAGAAATGTAGGTATGGCTAATCGTCTTGTATCTCGTGTCCTTACATCATTTAATCAATCTGGACAAGGTGAAACTGATATGGCTGGTTTGGGTGTGTCATTTGGTCTTAAAAAAAGTGCTACTGGAACTCTTGGATCTATCGAATATAATTTAAGATATAATGATAGATTTGAGTTTCCTACAAATATTCAAAATACAGCTCGTTTGTTTAGTCTATTAACTGATAGTGAAGGTGTTCCTTTTATTCCTAAACAAGAATATTCTAATGCAGGTGATATTATTACTACTGGAACTTATGAAGCAAGAGCACAGAATACAGGTTTAGAGGGTAATTTCTTTTATCAATCTACTCGCCTTACTGGTGGTAGGGTGGGCAGTCGTGGTATTGAAGTTCATGTAAAAGCTAATGATTTGAAAGATAATGTTAATGTAATGAGATCCTTCTGTGAATATCTCCGTATTGCTCGTCTCCAAGATGGCTTCCTTGAAGTCTTTAATGTCTAATGTTGTAATTTACAATTTTTAATTTGTGTTTTTTTTATGTTCCATATTATAATGGTTCAAACATATAAGATGAAGTTTAACAGGAAATATAATCAACCTCTAAATAAATCAAATAGTATATTGGAGATTTCAAGATTAACTGGATATGATAAAAAAGGATTGCAAACTATATTTAATAAAGGAGTTGGTGCTTTTAAAACAAATCCACAATCAGTAAGACCTCATATAAAAAGTGCTGATGCTTGGGGCATGGCTCGTCTTTATGCTTCTGTTAATCCTTCATCGAAAGCTTATAAAATAGATAAAGTGCATTTAGTTAAATCAGGAACAACTAAAAAAGAATTAACTGATAAACAAAAAGATATGTTGAAAAAACATAAAGTTCATCATACTAAAAAACACATGGATTTTATGAAGAAAGAAATGATGAATGGATCATCATTTACAACAGCTCATAATAAAGCAAAAAAGATGGTTGGAAAATAAAATATATATACTATTATAATGCCTCTGGATAAAGATGGAAAAGCTATATTATATAAGCCTTGGAAGAATACAACAAAAAGTAGATATAAATACTGGGTTTATGTAAAAGCACCTACAAAAAAAGGTTTTAAGAAGATAGGATTTGGTTATAAGGGAATGCCTGATTGGAGGAGTAAAACTGCAACAAAAGAACAGAGAAAATCATATAGGGCGAGAGCTTCTGGGATTAAAAATAAACAGGGACAACTTACATATAAAATGAAAGATACAGCTAATTATTGGTCATTCCATTATCTATGGTGAATAGTCATTATAGTCATTATAGTAGGTGTCAAAACTCTTATAAAAATGGGAATGAATATTTATTTTTCAAACCTGTTTTAAGATGACTATAATGACTATTCATAATATAACATAATATTATACATAAATAATATATAATGTATATATAGTAAGTAGTAGTAAATATATGTGAAATATATTAAAATAATATTCTCCGTCATAGTCATCTTGATTTTGAAGATGACTATATTTGAGTTGAAGATGACTATTTTGGGGGTCAAGATGACTATTCATAAATGATAATGACTATCTTTATTATTTAAAAGTATAGATAATAAAATAATATAAGATGTATAATTTTTATTGTTATTACAAAG